TGTTGGCTTACAGGCCCCTGCTACCGTTGGCTCTAGTTTTGTGCTGTCTTTACCGGCGGCTGACGGCTCTGCAAACCAAATGCTTAAAACGGACGGCTCTGGTAACTTGAGCTTTACAACTGTTGCGTCAGGTGGCTTGGCACATCTATCAACCGTTACTGCAAGCGGTGCATCTACTGTTGATATAGAAACCACGTTTGACTCAACCTATGATGCTTACAAATTAATAATTACCGACCTTACTACTTCTAATGATGGCCCCCAAATTAAACTGCTTATGAAAATTGGTGGTTCATATTTAACAGCCGGTTATCATTGGTTTTTATCCAGCGACAACACGCAGGACGACACTGCATTTGGCTATAAATCAGGCACTAACTCTGGTCAAACTGGTGAGTCAGACGTAATGTTTGGCATCTCCTACGGAAACGATGCTCATGCCACTGCCAATTATGAAATTAATATACACAACCCTGCTGATACAGCAATTCGACACATGCTTAACTACACAGGAACTTTCTTTGAAGATGATAATGACATGCATCTTATGAGGGGTGTAGCCAACAATAATACGACTGGCGCTTTAACAGGTCTGCGTTTTGCGCCTAATGCAGGAACAGTCAGCGGAAGATTCCGTCTTTACGGAATTACCAAGGGATAGGGGTAAAATATGACTAGACACCATGCTACAGCGCAAGGAAATGTCCCATTTACAGCAGAAGAAGAAGCTGAATTTGATGCGGCAGAGGCCGCTTGGGATGCTGATGCCAGTAACCGATTGGCAGAAAAAGAAAGGCTTAAGAGAGATAGCTTGCTTGCTAACACGGATTGGCGAGCATCTAGCGACTTAACCTTGTCAACAGAGTGGGCGACATATCGTCAAGCATTGCGTGATGTGCCGGGGCAGTCAGGGTTTCCAGCTTCTATTACATGGCCTGAAGCACCCTAATGAAACGATTGTTGGTCGTGACTGCGTGTTTGTTGTGGCCTATTTTACTGCTGGGAGAGGAAACGACGACCAACATAGATACAACTTCGTCATCTACAAGCACCAGTGACAACACCAACAACAATAATAACGTGAATACGACGACTTACACGGGTGAGTCTTCGAACACTAATGTAAGCACCAACACAAATTCAAATACAAATGTAAACACGTCAGTGATTAATTCGACTTCCAACGCGAGTAATGTAAACCTTAATCAGAACGTCAATACGACTAATTACACGGGGTTGTTAACAAACACCAACGCCAACACGAATGTTAATAACAGCACCAGTGTCAATACTAATAACAACTCCAACTCCAACACCAACACCAACACCAACACCTCGGTAAGCACTGCTACCAATTTCAATCAAAATTCCAGCACTAACAGCAGTGTAAATTTGACAACATCTGACACAACTATTAAGCAGATGACTAGCTCTACGTCAGATCTTAATTCTACTAACAACAACGTAAACACTAACAACAGTAAATCTACTAGCACCTCAACTCAAAGAGTAACGCAGGATATAAACTCGCCGCCGCCTAGTGCGATAGCGCCGAGTATTGGCAGCAGTTACAGCCAAGACCTTTGCACCACTGGTATATCCGGAGCGGTGCAGACTCAAATATTTGGATTTTCTACAGGTAAATCCATCCGAGATAAAAACTGCGAAAGAATCAAGTTGAGCAAGACGCTTTATGACATGGGTATGCGCGTCGCAGCTGTGAGCCTTATGTGCCAAGACTACAGGGTGTGGTCGTCAATGATGGATGCCGGGACGCCTTGCCCGATTGAGGGTCAAATAGGCGACAAGGCTAGAGCTTTGTGGGAGGCTTATCCAGAGCGAGTGCCTCAGCCGGAGAGGCGAATGTAATATGAAAAAGCTTGTTGGCTCAATGATCTTGTTTTACGCCTGCACCGGATACGGGCAGACAAACACGTCTAATAATCTACTTACGGCTACTCAGACGGCGGGCGACGTATTATTTAGGGCGGAAGCTAACAGTTACCAATATAGCTTTCAGACGGGTCAGGTGACAGCGGTAGGCGTTCTGCCTGCTTATAATCCCCTGCAGGTTCTTACCCTCAATTGGTCGTTCGATGCCTTGTACGGCTGCAACAATTCTTTTGGTGGTAACTGTGGCAACCCCAATGGCACTCAAGACGAAATACAAGCCTTTCTTGCAGTTGGGAATGAGGCTGGGGACAGTGATGTCCGAGAGGTGCTTAATCGACGAGACTTTAATCAAGAGTGGCAGACCTTTAGTGGTGCTGAAGTTTATGATTTTGCCAGCCCTTACGAGGCTGTTAGCCTCAGAATAGACGGGATAGATCGCGGATTTTGGGCTGGATACTACGGGCCAAGGGTGAGAAATCCGTCGGTGATAGCTATATACACCCCTATAAATACTGGAACTGCTATTGTCGCTGACTGCTCAAGCACTCAAAACGATCCGTCTTGTGCGGGCTACGGAGGCAATGTTGCCGTAGAAGAGGAGGTAATCGTTATTCCAGAGCCTCAGCCTCCAACGTTTGGAGAGCAAGCAGCTAACACTGTGTTTGGAGATTCTGCCGACGATTTTTTGTTTTTAGAAGAGCCTGACGCTACTGGTAAACCAAGGGTTATGAAGCATATTGAGTCTCAACAGGTCTACCAAGAGGCGCAGCAAGAAGAAGAAATGTTTGGATTTCCGCCCCCGCAAGGACGTCCACAAATGCAGGGTGGGCCTCCCGCTCAGAATATGCCGCAAATGTTAGATGAGCCTCCCGCTCAAACTGAGCGGCAAATGCGGGGTGAGCCTTCTGTTCAAGACAGCACTCAAATGAGAGGCGAGCCTCTTATGCTTGAGGATCCAGAAGAGTTATTAGAAATCAAGAAAGAGCCTGCACCAGTTTTCCGAGTTAGAGAAGCAACTTCTGAAGAGGTCATGGCGGAGGTTGTGCGAGTTACAAGAGAGCCTCGCCCCGAACCTGCTAGAGCGCAAGAAGTTGCTGAGTCAAGGCCGGTTGTTGTGCAAAGAGAGGTAGCTCCCATAGACGTTGCCTCGGAAACGCGAGTAGAGCCATCGGCTGAGGCTGTACGGGCGGTGGTAAGGCCAGCGGTTGATGTGATGAGGATTGCGCTATCGCTTGCCAACCAACAGCCAGATCAGAGAGTAAGGCCGTCGCAAGGTCAACAACAGCCTCAAGCAATGCAGCAGGCGCCTCAGGCTAACGGCCAGTCAGGCAATCAAATGAACGGGGTTAATTACTGGGGTTTTAAAGCAAAAGAAACTCAAATTGCACAGACATTATCTCAACAAGCACAACCACAACAGCTTAATGTTATGACATCTGTTAATTTTGCACCCCCATCTCAAGAGCAGTTTGAGGATGATTTCGATGATGCGATTGCGTCAGGTCAAAGTGTTGGGCAGTTTTTGAGCGCACAGCCTCCGGACTTTAGCCGCTTTGAGATTGATGATCCAACTATTCAAGAGCAGGTGATGGTGCAGAAAGCCACGGTAGCCCTGAAGACCATGAGCGAGGTGCAGATTGACAAGAGCATGGATCAGCAGCTGGAGACTTTATCAGACACGGGTGGGTTTACAGACCAAAGCGTTGCCGTATTTTTAATATCTAGCAATCCTGCTTTTGACCAATATCAAGATGTAAACCTTACTGACCGTGGAGAGTTTTATAAAAACACGCAGGTTTACCCAGAAAACGCCCCAAGGGTTGATCCTTTTGGGGTGTTAAAATTGGGCGGGTCAAAGGCATTTAAAGAACTGGTGGATATCCAATGGCAGAGGTAGAGTTTGCGGGGCTAAAGATTTCAGGCGGCAAGCTACTGCTTGTTATTCCGTTTCTGGGCAGCATTCTAGCCGCTATGTGGGGTGGCTTTGAGATATATCAACGGTTGTTGACCGCAGAGCAAGTCATAACAGAATACGTTTCACCCGACTTTAGCCAATATGATGAGGCTTTAGCCGTTATTGATATAAAGATAGGCAATGTTGATTCTTTAATTACGGCGCTGGAACGCGAGCTAGACCGATTGCAGGCCGATATAGACGTTGTAGAGCAGATTGCGAGAAGC